ACCTCAGTATCAAGATATGCATGATTCAATCCAGCAGGTTCAGTTGCTGGTCTATATTTCTCAGGCAACTCAACATCAAATTTTATATTATCATCAAGTGCATAAACTAAAAATTGTCGGAATCTTGGATGGTCATACTTTCGTAGAACAGCAATTCTTTCATTTTTGTTTGTGGCTTTATCAAAATCTTCAAAGATTTCGGTATATAATTTTTCAGAACTCATCAATCACTTCCAGTAGGTTTTTCAAACGATTAGCAATAAGATAATTCATAAACTCTTGTTTAGGTTTCACCTTTGTACTCTCATATGTATCTAGTATGGTTTGCTGTAGACTTTCAGGTATTTTTGTCAGATCGATTAGCATCTCATTCCGAGAATAGTTACGCAACATATCTTCGTTGCAAAATTCAGCAGGCTGTTGATTCATCCATTTGATAATCTTTACCTCTGTTATAGGTTTCTGCCTAGTCGCAGTAACAAAGCAATCATCAGCACTAAGAATATTAGGGACACCATCACCTTTATCTCCTCGAATAATCATTTGTTTTAAATGCGCTGCAGGAAATTGTTCTACGATAAATTTTTTCATAATCGGAGAATATTGTTCTACATTTTTAAATTTTTGCAATTGAGCAAAGTCTTTATCACTTGATAGAATCATAACTTTTCCAGTTGCGGAAAACTTAGTAGCAAGAACAGCAATGATATCATCAGCCTCACAAGTTTCAATATCGATAACTTTGTATGGCGAATGGTCTTTTAGTTCTTGTTTGATTTTACCTAAACAATCAAAGATAGTACTCCAGTCATGTCCAGAAGCGTCACGAGCTTTCTTACGACTGGCCTTGTAGTGAGGAAAGATTTCACGGCGCCAATAATTTTTATTGTCACACGCAATAACGACCTGAGGACCATGTGAGTCTTTAAACTTTTTCACATAGGTACGAATGCTATTCAGAATCATGTGACGAACCAGACTTTCTTCAACTTTCGTTTTAGAAGATCCGATTTGTTCCATCAAATTAGAGATAGCGACTTGGTTAAAATCAAATATAATCATAGGGTCATTATAACACAATAACAAAGATTGTGCGGTAATTAAGGTTTGTTTGTAATACGGAAAGGCCACTTCGGTAATCCTGTTTCTGGATCATTTTCGAATTTACCTTCCCACGGTTTGAAATAATACTCATAAAGGCCTTCAAGAATTTTCATCACATCTTCGGCAGTCATTGTATTGTCATCATTCAATCGGTCTTCTAAAGGCAGAACTTCCCAAGTATCAGCTTCTACATCATACCAAGCATAAATGCAAACTTCTTCTTTTGGTCTATGTTGAATCATTGAACCAAATGTAAAAGCATAACTATCATGCTCGGGGAACATAAACTCTGGTTCTAAGGCATCTTTATGAATGAAAATAGCATATGATTCCATATTGGTGTTACCACCTTCAAAGTACCTATATTCTCCATCCATATCTTCTTCTTCAAGATCCCCATATCCATCAAAAATGATTTTCACTTCTGGATGGTCAGAGATATCTCTACCAATTTCTAAGTCATCTGAATCTCGCCAAGAAGCTTCCATTAGCATTATAATTAATTCTTCATAACGTGCGTAATCGTATTCCATTTTAGACCTCTACAAATTTTAACTTAAACTTATCAGCACGATGCTCATAACCATCATAACCTCTTGGATTACAAACAATTCTGGTTGAACCGATTAGATAATCAAATTCTTCATGCGTATGCCCGTGAGTCCATAATTTGATTTGTGGATGGTCAAGGATAAACTCTGACAAGTCTGAACTATAACCGCCATTCATAATTAATTCATCTGCATATTTAGGATGAGTAGATAGTTTACTTGGTGCATGATGACCAACAACGACAAACTTTTGGCTGTGTTTACCTTCAATAATCATTTTTATATATTGAAGCATTTTCTTGTGGTCTTCAACAGCATCTTCTGGTGAAAAAGTAGAAACAGATTCTTCGAATTCGAATCCATCTTCTACCATACTATTGACTTCACCAATCTTTTGCGTGATATATTTACCTTCTTCATCTTTTTTGTATTTCATCATCTTACGGGAAACCATACGATTAGAATTTTTTACAGTACGGAAATCATTCATCATGCTTTTCATATGCCAAAGTGTGATTGAGTCTTCCTTATTCATATCAGTCCACAATGTTCCACCAATAAACATTATATCATTGATGAGAACTGATTCTTTATCCAAGATATGTAAATTAACCAAGTAGCCTAAACGCTCACGAAAAATCTTAAAAGTTTCAGCAAAATCACCGTGATAGTGTTCATGGTTGCCAGCAATATAAATTACATTTTTAAATCTAGAACAACATCCTTGGAAAAATGTGTGATACATTTCCGACTTGTCACGACCATTGACCATAACACCATGTACATCACGCTCATTCAAATCTCTAGCAACACAAATGTCACCAGACAGAATTAACACTTCAGCGTTTTCAGTATTTTCTAAACTAATAGAACCAAACTCTAAATGTATATCAGAACAAATAGCAATTTTCATTTTCTTCTCTCAATAATTATCTACAATCCAAGAATTTAATTCTCTAATTCTAGCTTCTAACACGGAAATGGTTGTATGTAAATGACCAGTATCATATTGTTCAAGTCTGGATTTCAATACTTCAACTTCATCACTCAAAGCTTGAACATGTTTAACTCTATCACTAACTTCAATTGTAATATCAACACTCATAATATTCCTTATTTAATAATCTTTAACAATATTGTATCATCATTTAATCTACCTGTCAAGCTAGAATCAACAGCCCGTATGTTATCCATCACATTTCTTAGGAAGACTTTGCCCCCATTCAAAACTTCCGGCAGAGTTACTTCTGGTTTCCTCAATCGTTTCTGGATTGATTTTGTTTCGTTGAAGTTTATCAGCGAGGTTCCTTTCATGGAAAAACCACTGGCGTCTTCTGCTTGATAACATCCTAGTTTGCGAGTTTTTGTATTGTACACCCATAGTTGCATCGATCCTATAATGTCTTTTGGTGAAACTGATTTCAATTTCAATTCAGGAAACTCAACACAATATTTAATCTTAGAAACTAATTCTTCAGGTGATTTAACTTTACGTTTTCTTGGTTTACGATTCTTAACGGCTTCACCACTAATTTTCATACCATCAATAATCACAGCATCACAATATGCAACTAGTTTTTTTAATTGTGATTTTGTAAAATTAGAATAACCTTCTTTGACTTCTTTGTCATCGGTAGTTAATACATTATCAAATTCTTGGCGTTTCTCTTTAAAGAAATCAACAACACGATTTGCATGAATACCTTTAATACCCATCGTATGCATAGCACCGAAAGGCGATACATTAGCTGTAAAATTACTTACAACTAATTCATCGATTTGGCCTTCTAGTTCACCAATACATTCGGAAACTTTTTCACGAATTCGGTCTTGAATAGAAATCACATTAGTGGTATCAACAACTTTCTTAGTTTCTTTAACTGGAACAAAGTTTTTAATTTCTTCTATTTCATTATCAAATAAAATTTGGTCTTTTGTTGATAAAAATCCACCATTATAAACGATTCTACACAACCAACCAAAGTTACACGGTTTTGTTTTTAGAGCTTCTTCAGCACTTATCTTCAATCGTTTTTTAAAATACTCTACTGAATAGTTATATGCATCTTTATCAGATTTGTTTTGAGAATACCAATTAAGGGTTCTTATCAATTCAATTTTACTTAGCTCGTAATTGAATTTTGGTTCACCACCAACAAACGCATGATTAGCATCTAGAATTCTTGCCATTTTAATTTCTCACAATTTCATCAAATAATAAATTTTCACAAAAATCAATAACACAAATACCATCATCAGTTTCATGGTATTTTCTACTGAGTCTGTGAGCCTCATCCATAACTTTAGCCATTGTATCATATCTAGTACAATTTCCAAAGCATTCTTGTATAACTTTGCCGTTTAAGATAAAATTAATGTCGGTATCATAAGTCACAAAATCTTCATACCTTTTAGAGTATGTTGCTCGGTAACCATCTTTAGTTTTTAGTATATAAACACCATCGCTCATTAGTAGCCTTTCATAGACTCATTATATCATATGTATATCCCCTAGTCAAGCGTAATGTTGTATTAATACAACACTTGGATAAGTCGGTATCCATAAATAGGTATACTAGGATCCAATAACCGAGAAGGTACACCCCTATAATGACCACAAAAAAAGTTGCCCCAAAACAAACACCAACTAAAAAGAAAGCACCTGTAAAAAGAACTGTTAGAAAAGTTACACCAGTAACACCAACACCAACTTTTGTCAATTCTGCAAAAACACCAGTATCTATGGTGGATAAAGCTATAGATTTGATAAAATGGGTCGATACTCCTTTTAAGCTGTTTGAAGTTATTCTTCTTGCAAGTTTATTCTTCTTTGGGTATTTTGCATGGGATAGTAGAGTTGTAATTTTAGAGGCAATAACACACAGTAACAAAGTGACAAACCTTAAAGAAACTAATCTTCTTGTTCCTGTAGCAATCTCTTTGCAAAAAGATTTAGATGCGGTAACAGTAGTTGTACATAAAGCAAGTTTGGTTGTAAACTCACGAACAACATTATTAGCTTTAGGTTCTAAAGGTACTAGAGACAATACATTAGATGGATTGAATTCAAGTTTGTTTAATAAAGATCCAATAAGAAACGCTGCAATTATTGCTATGCTAAATGGAGAAGTTTATTGTGACAAATTAGAAAATACCGGTAAATCTAGTGAATGGGAAATTAAACAAGGCGCTACGTTTATTTGTCGTGGTGGAGTACCACCAGAGATTGGAGATTTTGATGGATATATTTCAGTTGGTTTCAAAACAGAACCTAATGATTTACCTTCGGTCAAAACTAGAATCAATCTAGCATCTTCTGAAATGTCTAGATGAAATGGATAATAGTATTTACATTATCATTTCTGAGTATATCAAGTCTAAGTCAACAATGTGATGATTGCATAGGTGGAGTTGTGGCCACAGATACTAGAACTTGTTTAGTATCCAATTTTCACAACATCGCCTATTCAATACATGATCCTGGTTTAAGACACCAACAATTATCATTATGGTTAACTACCAATGGAGACAAGTGTGATAGTAAACAACTTGTCTTGATTTGGAATCGTCTTGCTGAATGGGGTGGTGCATCCGATTCATCTGAGTTAAGAGGTAAGTTACTTTATTATTTTTCTAGAGCCGAAGAAAGAGAACGGAAAGAAAAATCGTGAAGGTATATGGAAATTGGTTTCCTATTATTCAACCAGATTATGCACCACTTGATAGTATACTTGCAACAGCTAATGCCAGAAAAGTACACGCTGATTATGAAGCTTCTATAAAACAACATAAAGAACAAAATTCTTTAGACAACTACAAGTACGAATTATATCTAAAAAAAGCACACGAAAATGATATACGGATGGAAATATTTAAACTCGGTAGTATTGATGTTTATGTGTAACCACAAATGGATCCGATAACATTATTTGCACTTGCCAATGGTGCTGTCGCTGCTGTTAAAAAAGGATGTCAACTATACAAG